ATTTATTGCAGCGCACAACTGATTTATCAGTCATAGCCTCAATTCTAGCCTTTACACCCGTGTTTTCACATTTAACACACATAACAACCACATGTTCTTCCCCAGCGTCAAAACCTGCTTTTTCCCAAAAAAGCATAGGTTTAGCGCATTTATTACACTTAAAGACCCAAGTTAGGTCAGACAAAAGCTACCTTGCACAGATTATCCACGGTTATTAAATAACCTTTTGTTGAATACTCTGGACGGTTCATCTCTTTAAATATGCCATAGGTTTTTACAGCTAGTTTTATCTTGTCTGTGGGAACTGTTATCAATATGTCCTCAAGGACAAATGACCAATGAGTTGCTTTGGTTACTGTAATGCCAGACCAATACCACTCTTGTCTGATATCTGACCAACAATCTGTTTCAATGTAAAGGTTGCCAGTATCTTTCCAGCGTCTATCACGCTTTACTTCAACAGTCTCAATTGGGGCGGTCAAAAGGGCGTTGGCTGCAACCTCACCCTCTTGACCAAATCGAAAGTCCAAATCCCAGTCTGATAAATTACCCATGATGATTTAACTCAATGTGGTTAATGCAACCACAGGCTACGCATTTTTTAATACCATCAACCGTTATCAATCTTGGGTCGTTACACATTTCGCAACACTCAGATAATGGGACAACATCTAAAACGACGCCTTTATCGGTAAAAGTTGCCCTCATTCCAGTTGAGTCAATCATTTCCATATCACCCATTGTTATCGTCCTCAAAATACCAATGGCCGTTAGCTGTGACTTTAGCCCAAATTGCTGGACATAACGATTTTGCACAAACATATCCATAATAAGGTTTTTGGCTTTTAGCATTTACGCCTTCTTTAAGAATATGACCATGCTCGCAGGCAATTGGTGGTTTCGGTTTTGAATTTGGAATTGCGTCAACCACATCTCCAACACTCCAGACGACTGGCTCTTTATTTATTACAGCTTTGACTTCAGGTGTATTGAAAGCGTCCCGTAACGCTTCTTCTACAACTGCGCTTCTGCTGCCAGTTGCGCCATACCTAGGTTTAAATGGCACTACTTTTTCCATTTCTGCCCTGTTGGCTCGAGGGGCTTTTTCACCATTTTTGGTTGTTGAAAATTGAGGTTTGCCAGTATTGGTTATTGACCTCGCAAAACTGCTAGTTTCTGCCTTCTCAATCGCAAACGGTATTTTCATGTTTTCCGCTGCCAATCCCATAACCCAAGCATGGGGGTCGTCAGCTTTACGCCATAAAATTGTCTTTACAACAACCCAAGTATCACCATTAGAATCCTTGTAAAATTCATGGTTTACCTCATAGCGAAAATCAGGATTATCAGCTGCAAAAAGTTCAATTCTTTCTTCAGCTGTCATGTAATTAGATAAATCAAACGCCATCTTCTTCACCCCTCATTTCTCTAACAATTTTGTGGAAGATAATCCCGTATCCAAGCAAATCTCGGAGTGAGTCATCATGGTTACTTGTTTGACTAAGGCGTGAGACTTTGACGAGCAACATGCACATTGCGACCTGCTCAGGCGAAATGTAAGTGTCCAAATAACCTGACCAGAGTTCGCTAATTCTTCTGTGAGATTCTTCTGGACTTCCGTAAATGTTTCCTCTATCGGTAAGTATGAGTTGGATTTCATTTAAGAGTTCCTCAGTTCTTTTCATAATCAAAGACCTCATCAGATTTTTGTTTAATGTTGGTTAATCTTCTATGGGATTCCCAACCTATGGCGCGACCTCTCCAATAACCTTTATTGTAAGCTTCTACGCGTAATAAATGCAGAACATAAGAAATTAAGCCTGTTGCAACCATAAACCACAGAACAGTTATTCCGTTTATTTTCATGCGCTCACCCATGAACCTGCAAATGGAGTTGTGAATATGGGCTGGTCAAATCTCAAATCATAATTTATTTGATATTCAAAGCCCTCTTGTTCAAGGTATTTAGTAGCTAAAATCAAGGCTGCTGTATTGTCAACCCAGTAAATAAAATCATGCTCGAAATTAGGAGTTTCACTAAATCTATCAATCTGTGATTCCCAATCTATGCCTTTGAATTGCATTTGATTTTCAGTCAACAATTCAAAATCTTTAGCTGTAAGTTTCATCTTTTCCTTTTCCATCAAGTCCCGTTAACTTGATAGGAAAAGCATGAGGCTTAGGGGTGACAATTACAACCCGAAAGTCGGGCGTGTTGTATAACGATTTTGTTATTTGTAAAGTTTGCCCTCAAATATGAATTGGCCGTTATTTATAGGAATGGGAATCACCTGAACTTTACGCTCTTGAACATAAGCTACTGCAAAGCCCTGCTGCCAATTGGCATAGCCCCGAGTGTAGGCCATTCCGCTTGAGGCCAAATCGACCAAATTTCCGACCTCTAATCCCCAAACAGTACGCCCTAATTGGCCTCTGGAAGCCTCTGTAAAGGCCGATAACCCCAATCTATGGGTATGCCCACAGACCACGCTTTTTCCTAGCCTTCTAGCCCCATTTAAGGCTGTTTGTGAAGGAACTTGGCTAAGAGGGAAAGCGTCCCCATGAACTGCCGTCCAACCGTATGCCCAGTCAAGTCCGTATGGGTGAAACTTGATACCGAGTTTGTCATATCCCATAAAACGCTCATAGTGCAATTCTGGTAAGTTGAGAAAACTTGGGAGTCTTTTTTTGATTGAGCGGTAAAGTCTGATTCCATGGTTACTGCCTAGGACATCTGTAACGCCAAGATATTGAAGAACCTCTTGCGTTGATTTTCTGTCATCATCAAGATTGCCAACCATTTCATCAATCGTTCCTGCATTGAAGCCACCAAGCTGAGGAAGGTCAATCTCATCACCAATTTGAATAGTTTGATGAGGCTTCCATTTATCTAAAAACTTTCCTACAACCTTCACGCTCTTTTCACAAAAGAACGGTGCTTGTAAATCGCTAATAAAAGCGACTCTTTTCACTTAATCTTCGTCCTCGTCAAAATCATCTAAAGGATTTTTAATTGGGTCTTTTGTATCAACTATCCAATCAGGATAACTTGACCTATCCATGGCAAACGCTAAAGCTGTGCCCTCGTCCATTCCTGATTTTCTGCAAGCCATATAAACCTCATTAGCTGCAATAGCCCAGAAATCTAACTTGGTAAGAACAGGCTCTTTGGTAGTCCTGCGTCTTTTAGCTACTTTCTTTTTTGGTTTGCGTTTGGTCGCCATAGGTTTATTTTACTTCTTGCTAATGACAATAAAGAGTTCATCAATACGATTTGAAAGGTGTGTTGTTTCTTTTTGCAAAGAGGTCAATTGGTCTTTCATTGAATTTCCTCCATTCGGGCGAAGTTCATTCAGCCAACCTTTTACCAGCCAGCGTAGTCCAGCCAGTAATCCAATAAGTGTTGTGGTAATTCCAGCAGCAAAGCCAGCCCACTCAAGGGCTGTCATTACTCGTTACTGCCTATGCCAAAAGCTTTATCGTCAGGATTTAAAGCTCTGAGGATTGGGGCTACAAATGCAATTAAAAAGGCTTTCCAAATGTCATTGAATGAACCTTCAGGATTTGTTACATATACGGTTGCCAGACAAACAAATGCGCTTCTTGCGTATGAGTTGATTACGGCTAATGTCTTGCTATTCATTCTTGCCCCCTAGTAGTGGTATGTTAAAGAACTCCGAGTTGTTATCTTGATTTTTTCTGAAACTAATATGAATATGGTGTTCGTGGGGTGAATAACCCCTGTATTTTCTCCATTTGTAATTAAATATTGGTGAGGCAATTTGCCCCCTATGAATTACATAAGATACGCGTCCGAAATCTTTAGCGTAGAGTCTAAGCTGATTTGCCAAATAGATTGAAGCCCCTTTGTCGTCAGAAAGGCGAGCGTCAATGTCGATTGCCCTGACAACATTTCCAGATTTTGGGTCTGGTATGTGGTCTGATTTACCTGCCTGTTGATGACGCAAATCAGCAATCCACCCATCACTCCCACGAAGGCGGCTCGGGTATGCGTCATCTATTTGTTCTCGCAGCTGTGCTGCCGCCTTTGATAACCATGGTTTCATATTTTCCTATTTATCCTGCAGGAACAATTTTGAGGGATTGTGCCTAAGGTTTTGGTGGATTTTTTAATTCATCAGGCAAAGCATTGTAAGCAGATTGCACATCAACCCAACTCGGCTTAGTTCTTTCATCTAACCAATTCAAATCATCAAATGATTGTTTTGTGTTATCTGTGGTACTGCCAAAGTATTGTGCTGCTGGCAGTAATGCCTCAATTCCTAATGCAATATCCATATTAAGCCACCTTACTTATTGTTAATTGAGCATAGATTTCGCCTGAACCTAAATCAGCAGAAACACCAAATCCATTAGAAGAACCAGTTGTTTCGCACCTATGTTGAAATTCAAATGTTTTTGTTCCAGCAATAGTGAAAGCACCTTGAATACTTGCATATCCAGTTTGTGCATTAGCCCCTGACCTTGTATAACTTGACATACCTAAAATTGTTACTGTGCTATCGGTGATATTATAGAATCTTGCTTGGTGTCTATTAACATCAAAAGCGGGTGCAAAACCCCATATTTGATATGTTCCAGCAGGTAATGTAATTTGATTACTTGACAATGAGCAACTTGTTATATTGTTGAATTGGCTTGTATTTAAATCTCTAGTTCTCCAAGCACCGCTTGTAAATGTTCCACCAGCAGTAGTATCTGATTTTGCATCGTGGAAAATTGCAGTTGTAAAACCACCACTAGAAGCAGCCGCCCATTTAAGCCCAGTAGCCTCAGCAGAATCTGCGGTCAAAACATAATTATTTGTACCTACTGCAAGGCGACTAAATGTATCTGCGCCAGTTCCAACAATTAAATCACCCTTGGCGTCTATTGCTGTTGCCATTGAGTTGGTAATTGTTACTGTGCCAGAAGTGCCGCCACCGCTTATTCCTGTTCCAGCGGTTACGCCTTCAATATCTCCAGTTGCACCTGAAGCGACCCAAGCACTTCCTGAGTAATACCATAAACCGTTAGTATCTTTGGTGTAAGCAAATTGACCTTCTTGAGGTGAGGTTATTGCTGCGTCTCTAGCTGCTGCGTCGGCAAATACCAAAACGCCTTGCATTAAGTATCCGTTTACATCTGCTGCCGATAATACATCTCCAGTATTAAAGGTTTTAAAACCTAGTCCTGCTGCCATGTGTGATTCTCCTTAGGGTCTAATTATATCGGTTAATAGGACAAAACATCTTCTCCAATGACCCCATAATAAGGGCTGGAAAGAATGAACCCGTCAACAATGGGTTCTAAAGTAGTTAGGTCTGTTTTCCAAGAATTGGCGGTTATTGTGTGAGCAATGCCTTGAATTTGCAAATTTTTGACAATGGTAGAACCGTCAGGTTGAACATTGGAAATTAAGACATTGTCAAAATAATCGAAATCGAGAATTGTGGCAGTTGGAACATCTGGGTCAAATAAGTCCAAGCTCATTTCATCAATTCTTATTGTCGTTGTGCTGCGGCTGGCAACATAGATTCGGGCAATATTTAAAGCTTCAGCGTCGGTGTTGACCACCAAATCTGAAACTGAAATTGAGTGTGGGAAATAGGTTGCAATGCTTGTTGCGTCTTGTACGGTTTGAGGTGAACCGCCTGATTTTGTAATTGTTGCCGAGTTAATAATTAGTTTGTCATCATAAGCAAATTTTAAATTTGAGTAAGGAATACCTGTTGTTTGATTAAATTCCGTTGGAGTTACTCCCGCACTAGCAATAACATTAGCCCTATTTTTAAAGACAACATCACCTAAAGGTGAAATGTAGAAAGCCCCTTGCTCTGAGAACTCACAATTTTGCAAAGCACTTAGAGAAGTTCTTAAAGTTGCTGGGTCAGCAATTGTTAATGAATTTCCTGTGTCAATCTGACGCATAGAAAGGGGAAAATTAACTGTGTCCAATATTTTACCAATTCGAGTGCCAGTATCTTGATTCGCAGCTTGACCAGTTATTGAAATGACATTTGCCAAATTGAACAAACGAAAAGCGTCGCTTGCGCTAATGTCAACATAAGCCATATTTTCGGCTTGGTCATAAGAGTAAGCATAAGCTGTTGTGTATCCACTAAAAAGGTAATAAGTATTTCCACCCGTTGAAGCTGATATTCTTAATTTTCTTAAAGGTTCTAACTGACCATAATAAGGTGAGGTGACATTTTGTGGATTGAAGTCACCCGCTGGGTCATAAATTCTAACCGTGCATGAACCCGCTTCGTAAATATCACGGGCAACATTTCTGCCCCGCCTAATACTTATTTGTCTCGTTTGTGGAGTTAGATTTACAACTAAAGCTGGTGTGGCAGAATCAGACAAAATATTTGTGCCTAAAATTCCGTTAGTCGGGTCGTCCAATGTGAACGGAATACCGAAGGTTGCGCCCGAGCTGAAATTTAGCGAAACATCAAGCGTTGCTGGAAGTGCCATTACTGGAAAGCACCAAGCAATCTACCTACCGCGCTTGGTGAACCTGATAGATTTTGATTTAACAAACCATTTCTGATTTGTTCAACAAGGTCTGCTTCAGAAACTACATTGCCAGCGTTATTTATTGTTATGTTAAATGTTGGGACTTTAACGCCAACATCACTCATTACACCCGTTATTGATTGATAATCTGACATTGCTATTGGTGCATTTGCAAGTATAGAAGGCGCGGTTGTTGGAGTAACACTAACCCTTTGCGTTCCTTCTGGAATTATGGGTTTCATTTGCAATAATCTATACATTTCAATCATTTTTGCTAATAGCGCGTCAATTTCAGCACCCCAGCCTTTAAATGGATTTAAAGCCATTGGCAGGTTAGCAATTGATTTAGCCAAGTCGGTAGTCTGTAATTGACTGATTGCTAATTGTTTACTTAGTCTTTCCGCTTCTGAAGCATTGTCTTGCAATAACGCCATTTGCAATTGCAATCTTAATTTATCATTGTCACTAATTTCTCTTTGCAATGCAGCCAACACTTGAATTTTATCAATTTCAAAAATGGTTCCCGCTTTCTTCAAAGCGGCTTCTTCTTCAGCTTTCTTTTTAGCTGCTGCTGCGGCAGCGTCGGATAATTTCTTTTGCTTGGATAAAAAGGCCAAGTACTCTTTGTTCCTCTTGGCTTGGTCAGCTGCAAATTTGCTGGCTGTTTCCCATGTTTTTGTGTTTTGTTTCCAAATTTCGTTTTGAATAAGCAAGCGAGTTTCATCAACACCC